AAATTCACCGATCAGATGGCAAAGAAAACCGTTATCAATCGTGCCTTAAAGCAGATCATCAACACTCATGGTGATGTTTTCGTGCAGGAAGCGGACGATGATACACAAACAGTTTCAAGAGATGACGCTTTTGCAGCTGATGTTTCATATGAAATCGAGCAGAACGCTAACACCGAAGAATTTATCCCAGAGCCAATGACGATCGAGGAACAGCCTGAACAGCCGACAGTTGCAGATGTTGTCCAGGCAGCAGAAAAAGAGCCAATTCCGGCAGCATGCAAAGAACCAGAGATCCCAGATTTTATGAAACAGGAGGAAATGTGATATGAGTTTACATGATGTATTTACAGTATTGTGTGTGATTGCTTATATCGTTTTTGTTGCATTAGCGATATACACCGTTAAGAAGAAAAACAGTTTACCGATGCTGGTCGCGCTGGTAATTTCCAGTTTCTTTAACTTAATGGTTTCGCTTACAGCATGATCGGGAGGTGCTAAAAATGAACAATAACGAAATTTTAAAGAAAGCAAAGGAACTTGTTGAACTTCTGGAAAAACAGGAAAAATCTGGCAAGGTGGGATTATTCGAACTGAAGCCAGGAGATATCTTCCAGACTACCGGAAAGCGTAAATACAAAGTTCTGGAACAGTACACAGAGCATACCAAGATCATTTCTCTCGGATTCGTGAAAGAGAATGTGAAATTTGATGATGATACAAATGACTATAGTAAATCATCTTTGAAGAAACTCTGTGATACTGAAATTCTGAAAGATTTTGAAGAAGAGTTTGGAGAAGAAAGCATCGAAACTGATGTGGCAGATCTGATTACTGTGGATGGTCAGAAGATCGGAGAAGTGAAATGCAAAGTTCGACCACTGACGTTTGATGAAGCGCGTAAATACACAGAACTGACGCCAAATGATGAATTGGATGATTCCTATTGGACTTGCTCCACATGGAGCACAGTGGAAAGAGGATGGAAATATGCGCTTGCCGTTGTTTCGCCTTCTGGCTGCATCTACTGCAGTAGCTGCAACTACGGTTTCGGTGTTCGCCCAGTTTGTATCTTAAAATCCAATCTCTTTGTATCTAAAGTGG